TAGTTGTTGAATCACTAAAAGCATTAGTTACTGCTAATACAGCTATTCGTGATAGCGATACATTAACATTCAACTTAATTGCTGCTCCTGGCTATCCTGAACTTATCCAAAATATGGTAGAGTTCAATACCGATGTCGGCTTAACAGCATTTGTTGTCGGTGATAGTCCGTTCCGTTTAACTAATAATGCTACTACTTTGAAACATTGGGGCAGCAACGCTGCTCTAGCAACAGATAATGGTGATGACGGATTAGTTACAAATGATTCGCAATTAGGTGTATGGTATCCAAGTGGTTATACTAACGACAACCTAGGACGCAACATTGTTGTTCCGCCAAGCCACATGATTTTGCGTACCATTGTTAACAACGACAATGTTGCTTATCCATGGTTTGCACCAGCAGGTACACGCCGCGGTGTTGTGGACAATGCTAGCTCTGTAGGTTATGTCGATCCAATGACTGGTGAATTTGTTACAGCAAGTTTATATCAAAGCCTACGTGATGTGTTAAGCAGTGTTGAAGTTAATCCTATTGCCACACTACCAGGTGTTGGTTTAACTGTTATGGGTCAAAAAACTCGTGCAAGTAATGCAAGTGCATTAGACCGTGTTAATGTTTCTAGATTGATTTGCTATCTACGTAGACAACTAGCAGTGTTGGCTAAACCTTACTTGTTCGAACCTAACGATTCCCAAACACGCCACGAAGTTACAGCGGCTGTGAATAGTTTATTGTTAGAATTAGTAAGTCAACGAGCTCTATATGACTATGTCGTAGTATGTGATACAACCAATAACACACCTGCAAGAATCGATCGTAACGAGTTATGGGTTGATATTGCTATCGAACCAGTTAAGGCTGTAGAGTTTATCTACATTCCATTGAGAATATTGAACACAGGTGCTATTTCGTCTGGCAACTTTGGCTCTCAATCTTCGGGTTCAGGCGCATAATTAAAAGAATAAGGAGCATAAAATGCCAATCGCAAGTTTAACAAGATTTTCAGTTCCATTAGATACTGATGCCAGCGCCAGCAGCCAGGGGTTGTTGATGCCTAAACTAGCGTATCGCTTTCGCGTTACACTAGTTGACTTTGGTGTAGGTGGAGCCCCTACTACCGAATTGACCAAACAGGTTATGATGGTCGATCGTCCAAAGCCAAGTTTTGAAGAAATCAAATTAGATGTTTATAACAGCACAGTAAAATTAGCCGGCAGACATAAATTTGAAGATATCAAACTTAAACTACGTGACGACATGACCAATGCTGTAACTACACTAGTTGGTCAACAAATGCAATCACAGTTTGATTTCTATGAGCAATCTAGTGCAAGTTCCGGCCAAGACTACAAGTTTACCATGTACATCGAAATTCTAGACGGTGGCAATGGTAGTTATGGTCCTATCACATTAGAAACATTTGAATTGCAAGGTTGCTGGATTAAAGTCGTCACATATGATGGCGGTGACTACAGCAAGGCAACGGATCCACTAACAATGGAATTAACTATTTGTTACGATAACGCTGTACAAACTCAGTTTGTTGGTGGTGGATTAATTGGACTAGGTGCACCAGTCGGTCGTACTAACGGTACTAACTCTATTGGTAGTTAATTTTATACTACTTCAAAAGCCCAGTAATACTGGGCTTTTTTTATGGCATAAATATTGATATGGGCAATCCTTATAACGACTATTATACCAGCGGCGGCGATGGGCTTATCTTTAAGACCTACGACCATGCGACTAAATTATACATTAACGATAAATTAGCTAGAGCACCTAAAGTAGGGTTTCTGTATTATGTTTCTTTTAAAGTTAATCAAAATGTAAATTCTATCGCTGAAGTTGGGCTATTAGTAAAAATGATCGACCTTCCTAAATTTAAAATTGCCACAGAAACTATAAATCAGTACAATAGAAAAACTAACATACAAACTAAAATAACCTACGAGCCTATCAGCATAGAATTTCACGACGATAATAGCGATATTACGAACGGACTATGGAAAGCATACTATCAATACTACTATGCAGACACCGGCGCCGATTTTAGTGATAATAAGTTTGGTGAAGGATATGTTCAATACGGACTTGCTAATGGACAAACAACTCCATTATTTGACAGTGTAGATATATATTCCTTACATCAAGGGAATTTTACAAAATTTACACTGATAAATCCGCTAGTTACTCAATGGGACCATGATAGTCTAGATCAATCGGACGGCTTAAAAACATTGAAGAGTAAGATGGTTCTAAACTATGAAAATGTTGTTTACAATAGTGGTGTTATTGCCAACGACGACCAAGCAGGTGCATTTGAACAAACATACTACGATAACCAGCCAGGGTCTGTAGGAATGTATGATCCTTCTGCAATCGGTGCTGCTCCCGGTGCAGGATCTCTTTCTACCAAAGCCGGCAATATGAATCAATTTACAGGACCAAGCCAAAGTCAAATTAATAAAGTTGCTGCTCTACAACAAGGATTATATAACGGCCCTACAGTAGGATATCCAATTCCACCAATACCGTCATCGCCGGTGGGTGTAAATATACCTGTAATACCGCAAATTCCCTCAATATCTGCGTTACCCATCCGACTAAATTAATATGTCTACCTATAACAATTTACCCCAGTCTCTACCTGCTAATGCAACTATACAGGCATTTGATAATTATTACATTAAACCTATACAGTTAAATGCCGGTACATTTGATGCTATCCGTGGATTTTTTAACGGCAAAGGTTTTGATCAAGTAAGTTCAGAAACTATTGCCACAGCAATAATGAAACAGGCTCAGTTAGGCAACTACAACCCTATGCAGGTATTAGATAATATCAAAGGCTTAACAGACCTTGAATTAGGAAATTTAATTGCTGAAATTATGAATCATAGCAGATTTAAAACAAGTATGCTAGGATCAACAATAGCCTCTAATCCTTACTCTGCTGTTACAAGAAACATATTAGCATGAGTCTCAAGTTTGCTCAAGGAGCCTACTCTCCTAAAAATCCCGAAAAGTACATAGGTACTAAAACTCCCTACTGCCGCAGTTCGTGGGAAACGACCTTCTGTATGTTCTGTGACAATAATCCTGCTGTGGAATCTTGGGCCAGTGAACCAGTTAAAATTCCCTATCGTGATCCACTCACTGGCAAACAAACTGTATATGTTCCTGACTTTCTAGTATCCTATATAGATAAGAATAATAAAAAACATGTAGAAATGATTGAGATTAAACCTGCTAGTCAAATGCTGATAGAGCGTGTAGGTAAGAATCCCTATAACCAAGCACAATTTATTAAAAATCAAGCCAAGTGGGCAGCGGCAACAGCATGGTGCCAGAATCAGGGCATCAGGTTCCGCATAATCAACGAACACGATATTTTCGCTAATACAAACCCGCCCAGAAAAAAGAAATAAGTAAGAGTATGACTAAAAAATTAAACGAAGTGTTTAACTTGCCCGACCAAGACGAACCTCTAGTAACTCCTGAAGACGCTCCTGAAATGGGCGCAGTGATTAACCTAGAAGAACGCCTAGAAGAGTTTGACAAAATTTCTGCTGCCTTGCCCCGTGTAAAAGGCCTAGGCGATATCAGCGACTCTGAACTAGATGCATTGGCCAACAAGGCTGAACAGGCCTATGACGATCTAATGGATCTAGGTATGAATGTCGAGGCACGCTATGGTGCTCGTATGTTTGAAGTAGCAGCACAAATGATGAATGCTGCTATACAGGCCAAGACCAACAAGATTGACAAAAAGTTAAAGATGGTTGATCTACAACTTAAGAAGCTGGCCATTGATCGTAAGAACGGCGAAAGCAGCACAGCTCCTGTAGAGGGCGAGGGATATATACTTACAGATCGTAATAGCATCCTAGAGAAATTAAAGAATCTGAATAAATAATACACTATGACTAAATCATTTAAAGAATATCTTTCCGAATCTTTTGCTGCTAAAAAACATGAATTTCGTGTTAAAGTAGCAGGTGATTTTACCGCTGAACAAGAGTCTAAACTACAGACCATGTTGAGCCGTTTCCAAGTTGAAACATTTAAAAAGGTAGGCACTACACCTATCCAAGCACTTCCATTAGACTTTCCACAAGTTAAAAACTGCGAAGTACACATTTATGAATTTGTAGTTGACTATCCAACTACCCAACAAGAACTTACAGAATACCTAACACAAGGTCTAGAAGTTAATCGTCAAAATCTTGTTGTTCGTCGTCCCGGCGAACCCTATGAACAATATCAAGAACCTGTGGCCAAGCGTGAAGGGGCATTGTTAAATGACAATACCTACGCTGAAGCAGGTGATCCTAAATTTGAAGACTACTACGGTGACAAATACAATAGTGGCTTTGTTAAAGAATTAAACGATTTGCTAAAACTAGAACGCAAAGCTCGCGGGGAAGAAATTCCAACTGAAAGTGTGGCCAAATATAATATCGAAGCTCCACAGAACAATACAAGTCCTATTGCCAAGGGCGAAGGCACCTATATGGTTAAAGCAGGAAACGGAAAATAATATGCAAATGATCGACGTACTAAAACGCCTAGCAGAATTAGATGCAGGCAATCCAAATGTAATCAAAGAATCACAATCTGTTGAAGAATGTGGTATGCCTCCAGTGGGCGGTATGATGGCAGATGCTATCATCGAACCGGCAATTGAAAAGCCTTCTACTCCTGCTTCTATCAATATGACCGCAGGCAGCGGTGAAGAATTAAGCAGCATGTTGGCTACAATCATGCAATTAGCCGGTGTACAAAAGGTTGGTGACGAGCACATGGGCGTAGAACACGAGCCAGCAGTTATGACCGCTGAGCCTGCTATGACCGGTGCTACTCCTAGTGCTGGCGAAGAAATGCGTGCTGTGCTAGACAAGATGCACGACGGCGGTGCTGAAGGCGGTGAAACCGACGAACCAGAACACGATGGCGAGGAAGAAGAAACAGACGAAAGCGCAATGGGCGGATGGGATAATAGTCCTAACAACCCCAACGATAAAAATCAGTTTGATTCTGAAGAATATGCTAACCACGAAAATCAACCACAAGGTGGCAGTGTTCCTAAAGACCACGAAAATCGTCCACGCGATCGCAACCAACCAGTTGCCACAATGGAACAACGTTTGATGGCTGAATACAAGGCATTCCTTGGCGCATAAGCTGATTCAACTAATCCAAATAGCTCCTTCGGGGGCTATTTTTTTCAGTAAATAAGATTATGGCAAGTAAAAATCTCGATGGCAAACTTATAAAAACAGCACATTCAACTCAGAAGTTTACTGAGGAGGATATTGCTAACTTAATAAAATGTCAAGATCCTGTCACAGGGGCTAAATTTTTCCTTGACAACTATTTCTTTATTCAACACCCTACTAAAGGTAAGATACAATATCAAGCGTTTCCTTACCAACAGGAATTATTACAAAGTTATAACGATCATCGATTCAGTGTTAATATGCTAGGGCGGCAGATGGGTAAGACTACCACTGCTGTGGGATATTTGTTGTGGTATGCTATGTTTGTTCCTGACAGCACTATTCTAATTTCCGCACACAAATACACAGGTGCTCAAGAAATTATGCAGCGCCTGCGATACGCCTATGAAACCTGCCCCGATTGGATTCGAGCAGGTGTGACCAGTTATAACAAGCAGAGTATAGAGTTTGACAATGGTAGTCGTATTGTAGCGCAGACAACTACAGAAACTACCGGCCGGGGTATGTCCGTATCGCTACTCTATTGCGATGAGTTTGCCTACGTAGAGCCAAATATTGCCACAGAGTTCTGGACTTCTATATCGCCTACACTGGCCACAGGTGGTAAGGCCATTATTACATCAACACCTAACTCGGACGAAGATCAATTTTCCTTGATCTGGAGAGAAGCCAACAAGCGCATCGACGATTACGGCAACTCTACAGAACTAGGTAAGAATGGTTTCTATCCCTATATGGCAGTATGGAGCCAACATCCTGACCGCGACGAAGTATGGGCCAACGAAGAACGCAGTCGTGTAGGAGATGAACGCTTCCGTCGAGAGCACGAATGTGAATTTATTATCTTTGATGAAACTCTAATTAATAGTATATGTCTTGCCTCGCTAGAAGGCATTGAGCCTATTATGAAGATGGGGCAGTGCCGTTGGTATAAAAAGATCAATCCAAAGTATACCTACATTGTGGCATTAGATCCTAGCCTAGGCACCGGCGGCGACCCTGCAGGTATACAGATCATAGAACTTCCATCATTTACTCAGGTAGGCGAGTGGCATCACAATCTTACTGTTATTCAAGGTCAGGTGCGTATACTGCGAGATATATGCCAGCACATTGCTGCCGAATTTAACAAGAAAGGCATTACACCTAGCCTCTACTACAGTGTAGAAAACAATGCTGTAGGTGAAGCTGCTCTAGTGGCCATAAATGAAATAGGTGAAGAAAGTATTCCGGGACTATTCCTCAGTGAACCTATACGCAAGGGACACGTTCGTAGATATCGTAAAGGATTCTATACAACCAGCAGCACCAAAATATCCGGATGTGCCAAGTTAAAACACCTAGTAGAAAGTGGCAGATTACACATCAATTCTAAAGCACTAATATCAGAACTAAAGACCTACATCGCCAAGGGTCTAAGTTTTGAAGCCAAAGTAGGACAACACGATGACTTGGTCAGCGCTATGTTGTTAGCAGTTCGTATGGCCATGGTACTACAAGACTGGGATCCTGCTATCTACGATAAAATGCGTGAAGAGCGCGATGACGAATGGGAAATGCCCTTGCCCATTTATGTCAGCGGATCTTACTAAATAGTAATTATGAATGCAATTCAGATAATTTCTCAAGACCTTTTCGACAAAGTTCGTAGCCGTTTTCAAAATTTAGAAATGGGCGACTCTACCGGTGCTGTTACCATTGACCCAGCAGAAGCTCGTTTCTACGATTTCGACTTTGTAATCGAAGGCAACAATCTAGGCCGTGTTAGTGTTAGCATCGGCGACCCTGGCATCCTTAAAGTATATTACAGTCAAGGCATTACAGAAAATCAAGATGATCCAGCCAAGCAAGAGTGGTATAAATTTTTAAGAGAAATGCGTATATTTGCCATGCGTAGACTGCTACGCTTTGACACACGCGACATTGCTAAAACTAATTTAGATAAAAACGATTTTCAACATTTGGCCGCAACACAGCCAACTAAAGGACAAGATATGACAACTATGAACGAATCACGCTGGAGTCCAAAGAGCAGCAAAAAAACTAGTCGTGCTACATCAGGCCGTACTGAAGTTATTGTTCGTCACAGCAACGATTTCCAAGAAACCTATGCAGGCGCTCGTAGCCAACCTAAACACATTAAATCTATCTTTATTCAAAACGCCGACGGCGAACGTTTCAAATATCCATTTATCCACACAGCAGGTGCGTTTGCCATGGCTCAACACGTAGACCACGGTGGCGTTCCACACGATCCAGCAGGCAAAGCAATTATTAAAATGAGCGAAGAAATTGCTCAACTAGGCGCATTCCACAAGAAAGTAAGAAATGCTACCTTGCACGACGATGCAATTGGTGTAACTGAGCGTGCCCTAGGCCGCATGAATGAACTCAAGGCACAGGTAGCAGCATTAGGCAAAAGACATCACTACGAATCATGGATTAACGAATTCAACGGTATGGCCGACGAAGGCGACATGATGTTAGATGCTGTTACCATGGAACAATACAAACAGAAGTTTACACAAACCAGTTTCCAAGAAGAACTCAGCGCATACTTCCCACTATTACATAAAATCATGAGCGAAACTAACGCAGTTGAATTAGAAGATTATGTTAGTGAAGGCAGTGATGATGACGCTTGCCCAGATTGTGGCGAACATCACGAAGGTGCCTGTAAAGACGACGACGGCAAAATTAAGAAAGAAAGTTTCGAAATGTTTGCCGAGTGGGCCGAAGCTGTAGAGCAAGGTAAATTAAGCGATGATCAAATTGCTCAATTAAAACAAGCACTAGGCGAATTACCACAAGGTCAAAATGGTCCTGAATTAGAACTAGGCCCACAAGGTTCTACAGCTATTCAATTCTTCCAAGGTCTAGGTCTAGATGACAGCGACCTAGAAGATAAACTAAAAGACATGGCCAATGTTGACCCAGAAACCGATGCTCTAGAAGTATTCAAAATTTGGTCCAACGATAACTATCCTGAATTAGCAGTGGCATTAGGAATGAGCGACACCGGTGAACAACCACAGGCTGATGCACCTCCACAAGAAGTTGGTGCTCCGCCTGAAGGTCAAGAACAACCTGCTGCTGAAAATGAAGAAATGGACGGTCCTGCTAACAAGACCATGCCTACTCGTGAAGCAGTGGTCAAAGAAGTTGCTAAATTGGTTAAGAGCCGTTACAATCAAGATAACCCAGAAGTTGGTCCATTCAACGGCAAAGAAAACATTGCTCTAGATGTTAAGAAAAAGATTGCCGAAATG